TAGCTATAATAATTTTCAACAAATGTCGTCTACCTCCGACCCCACTCCCCCCGGCTCACATAGCGGGGGATTTTTTCAGGATTAAGAAGAAATGAATTTAACTTTAATCAGCAATAACGTGGTTTGTTGATCTCCGTTAGGAAAAAAGCGCGACTCCGCGTCTTTCCCCGCTCTTCCGACTAAAGTGACTCGATTAACCATTTATTTCCCCAATTAAAACGCTTTTCCGCCGTCTTTCATCCGGTTTTCTGGTTTATGGTCTTGCCGGTTGATGTTGTACAAAAGCTTTTCAACCAATGCACCAGCAACGTCCAACTCATAAGCGCCAGCATAATCAAAAATTCTTATCAATGTGTCTGCAAGCTCAACTTCCTCGGCTTTTCTGTGCGTTAAATGATCGTCCATTTTACCCTTGCGTACACCCTCAAGAGTTTCGCTTAGCTCTGAATGCATCAGCGCTATTAATTCCCCCTTATTGCGCTGCAATGGTTCGCCTGTTTTAACATCGTTCCACCAGCCGGATTCATTGGCTATGCCGTGACAAAACTCTGTAATTGCTGTGCCAACATTTTTTAAATAAAGCTGTACTTCATTATCCACAATTTTGCTTTTGTAACTCATATTATTTCCCCGTTTAAATATAACCAATCATGCCGGTAAATACGAAATTGAAATCTTGCTGTTCATGATATGAAACTGCAAAATCATCAATCGCTCTTTCCCTGATCACTTCACCGAAATAACTGTACTTGATAAAGCAAAGCAACTCGCCTTTGATGTGCTTTGAATAAATCTGAATCTCGTTGTATTCAAGTTTTCCCTCCAAATTTGTTTGCGTTGTCGATGGCTTTACGTACTTTAAATCATTTATTTTTGCTAAAACGTCGCCAATTAACGCCATTTGATACCAGCCAAATAAACAAACTAAAACAATAATTAACAATGAAAGTGCAGTCATATTATTTCCCGGTATGACAATAATTTAAAAACCTTTCCCACCAAAAAGTATCATCATAAAGTCGCTCAATAATATCCATAGTGCGTTCTATCTGTCCTGCGCAATCAAGTAAATCATTTCTTTTATGATTTAATTTTTCCCAATGCTCGATTAGTCTTTTTCTTTCATCAAAATAACTCATTCCACAACCTCCAAAAAACTATCACAAATTAAAGTGGCTTTATCAATGAGCGTAGCCGAATAACTACGGAAAATAGCATGGCCTTTGTCGTCCATATCTGGGTCAATTGCAATCGTCAAAAACCGTTGGCAAGATTCCTTTTTGTCGCATCCGACGCCGTAGCAGCGGCAAATATCGTTGAGTAATGGTTTCATTTTTTCTCCTCATAATGACGAATTAAAACCCATCGCATAAGGTATGCACCAACTAACACACTAATCTGGGAAAATAAAAAAATATCTGATAATTTTCCGGCTAAAAAATACCTGATTAGAGTTGCGAAAAATACCCATACTAACGGCATGTAAAGAGTTTCTTTTTTCATTTTTCGGGATCCAAAATATCAGAATTACACGGCGTATCGCTCCAGGCTGCACATGGACCTGAAGCGATCTTGAACATGTAAAATACGCACAGTAAGGCGAGTATTGTTAAGGCTAGTGGTTTCATTTTTTCACCTTCTTGTTGAGTTATCGAAAATAACATTTCCGCCTAATTCGATTTTTATGTGTTTAGGTTTTCCGAAAGACTTAACGTGTAAATCGATCATATTTGCCAAATCGGGCGCTTTTTCTTTCAACTGCTGCCATGCTATTGCCCTGGCTTCGTTTTTAACGCTATCAAACTTTTTGACGGCTAAATCAAGCTTTTTAAAGTCCATGTCTCTGCCTCATGCCCTGACAAACTTGTAAGGCGCGTTTTTGGTAGTTCCGTTTTTGCTCTTGGTCTAATTCTCGGTAATCCAAAGTTTCGTTAACGATGAGTTGGAACATGCCAACATCGTCGCCTCGCCAAAAAATATTTACCTTTGCGGCCTTCATTATGTAAGCCTGCATTTTCTTTTCTTGTTTCAAAAACTTTTTGGCAAGATAGATAATCCTGTCTGCATAGGGCCAAACGATCCTGTCTTTAATTTCTCGCTTGCCTTCATCCTTTGATTTTTCAAATAACCGAGTCCAAAACGTTAAAGCCGTTTCGTTTTCCATGAAGGATTGATAGGCCACAATTTCAGGCGCGTACTGGTTAACGTACTGAGGCAATGTGATCGTCAATGAAACGGCGACCTTTTCTTCGTTATGCCCTTCTCGGTACTTTTGTTTCATGATATTGATCCTCGGAAATTTTGATAAAATTGTCAGGCTTGATAATCCAGTCGAACGTGCATTGCCATTGTCGGCCTGAGTGATCAGGCGGACCGGCACCCATGAGAAACTTTGAGTTGCCAACGTGAACAAAATAGTTTTTCCAAAACTTCAATTCTTGCAGTTCTTCGATCCAAAGTTTTTTAATGTGCCGTTTTCTTGTTTCGTTTAGCGTGTAGACTTGTTTCAGTGTCGGCAATGTGTTGTGAAACAGATCGACTATTTCTTGATACGGGACTAATACTGTTTTTTTTGTTTCAACCTTTGACGTATCTATATCTTCTTTAATGCTTAAATGTTTTAATGTTTGTTTAGTGGTCGTTTGATGGTCGTTTGATGGTCGTTTGATGGTCTCTTGCTGGTCGTTTTGCTGGTCGCCTTCCTGATAAATGCTATAGTTTTCAATTGTATATATGCTGTATTTGTTGGTCGTTTTTATTGAAATAATTTCAAGTTGTTCGAGTCGTGACAGAGATGTCCTTATTTCACGCTCAGATTGTTTTAAATCGCTTGCAAGCCGCGTCCTTCCTGAGATGTACTGCCCTACCTTAAGGTCAATAACGCCACTTGTCGTACCAACTTTTTTGTTTTTGTGTGCCGCATTCATTAAAATATGCATAAACAAAGTGAATGTATTTGGCATTTGCATAAGGCCGCTATCTGTTATCTTTCTCCAGACCTTTACATATCCCCGATTCATTGGGTTTATTCCTTAATCAACCCGTTCTTAATCATCGATTCATAATCGATCTTAATGAGATTTGAAATGACCTTGTCAACTGATCCATCCAAAGCAATAGCAATTTTTAACGCCTGTTGCCAGCGATCTTCTTCAAGCAAAATAACAACCCGTGAAACCCTTTTTTTCTCTATCATTTTTTTAACTCCTCTGCCATTTTTTCAGCCACGTATTGATGGGCGTCGCTTTCGCTTTTGCCGTCCGCCGTTTCTCTTGTTACCCAATCGCTAAACCGCTCCAAATTAAGATGGTTTAAGTTGTTTTTTGCCAGCCATTCGGCATCACGGACGCGAGCAGTTATAAAGCCCATTGCTTTTTACTAGCCCTAATATCTTTCGCCCGCTGCCTAGCGCAAATAACGCAGTGCCCGTTCGCCGTGTAGCGCAAATCGTTATGGCCTTTAGGGCATGAAATACCCGTTAAAAAAAACCGGTGGCCGGTCAGTTCTGCTTTGATTCTGGATGTGGGTATCTGCATTTAATTTTTGTGAAAAAGTGAGCAGAAAATTAATAGCACTCTGGCTATAGTTATTTCACACATTAATCAATCACCGAAAATAAGGTAATCACGACTCAAACCGGTTTTGGCAGCAATCTTTTTTGCCCTTTCCGGTCTTGGTCTTTTCTTACCATTTTCATAGTCGCTAAGGTCTGGCTGGGAAATTCCCAGGAATTCAGCCATTCGCGCTTGTGATAGCTTTCGGCTTTTTCTATATTGGATAAGTAGCTTCATGTCTGACATTATAGCCGAAAGCGATAATATTGCAACAGTTAATTGCTATTACGATTTGTGCAATCATGGTGCAATGAGTATAAAAGAAGAATTTACAAATCGGTTTAGGTCGGCTTGTGAGCATAAATTCGGTCCTAAACCTAATCAAACTGAACTGGCTAAAAGGTTTGACGTTTCCCAAGCCACAGTAAGCGAATGGTGGACGGCCAAAAAAATGCCAGCTCTTGAAAAGCTTATACATATAGCCATTGTCTTAGATGTCGCGCTTGAGTGGCTCGGCACCGGGCGCGGTGATAGAGAAGTGCAACAATTGCGAAAAAAACAAATAATTTTTTCAGAAGATGAAAAAAATGTTATTCGCAAAATCATAGACTTAATTGAGTTGTAAATTTTTTTATCAAAAAATATAGCTATTGCCTATTGCTATTTTATAGCAGATAGCTATAATAATTTTCAACAAATGTCGTCTACCTCCGACCCCACTCCCCCCGGCTCACATAGCGGGGGATTTTTTCAGGATTAAGAAGAAATGAATTTAACTTTAATCAGCAATAACGTGAAGCCATTGAAAGAATTTAAAACAATGTCGTCACTTGAAATAGCTCAGTTGACCGGCAAAGAGCATGCTGACGTATTAAAAGACATTCGCCGCATACTTGCTGAGGCAGAAATAGGAGAAGGGAAATTCTCCGGCTCCTATTTGAGCCAACAAAATAAAGAACTACCTTGCTTCAACCTTCCGCGCCGTGAATGTGACCTTGTTATTGCCGGATATTCAGTCAAATATCGCTTAGCAATTATTGACCGCTGGCAAGAACTGGAAGAACAACAAAAGCACAACGTTCCAACCACTTTTTCAGAAGCATTGAGACTGGCCGCAAATACTCAAGAAGAACTCGAAAAAGCAAAGTTTCAGATAGAACAAGACAAACCTAGAGTTGAATTTGCAAATGCAGTTCGCAGAATGGAAGGCGCTTGTTCTGTAGGTGAATTTGCAAAAGCAATCGGAACCGGGCAGAACAAGCTTTATAAAAGACTTCGCGACGATGGTTTTTTGATGATAAATAACCAGCCCTATCAGCATTACATAGATCGCGGATTTTTTACAGTAATTGAAATGATCCCGTATACCGACAGCAAAGGTAAATCACACCCGGCATTTAAAACAATGATTACCGGTAAAGGCCAGGTTTATTTAGAGAGCAAATACAGAATTGCTCAACCGATCACCGCCTCCTAAGGTGAAACCTCAGCCGCTTCAAACGAGCGGCCTTTTTTAATCGCTCTATAGAAAACCGACGCGCTAAGGTGAGTAGGTAGAGCCATTAACAAAGATTCAGCATCTGCAACCTAAAACCAGTGTTGCTTACCAAAACGAAACAGACAAGCCGGGGAAGTTATGGAAAATAAAAAAGAGATTGTTACTTACAAAGCATTTGACAAAGACTTAAAGTGCCGTGAATTTCAATTTGAAGTTGGAAAAACTTACACTCACGAAGGTGACGTAAAAATTTGTGAATCCGGTTTCCATTCATGTGAAAACCCGTTTGATGTTTTAAATTATTATGATTTATTAGATTCACGGTTTGCAAAAGTATCAATCGCGGGGAGTTTAGATAAAAAAGGCGATGATTCAAAATTATGCAGCGCTGAAATAACTATTGTTGCTGAATTAAAATTACCAGATTTTATAAATAGCTGCATCAGTTACTTATCAAACTTATTAGCCAGCTCAGGGAATTACGCCCAATTAGCCAGCTCAGGGGATTCCGCCCAATTAGCCAGCTCAGGGGATTCCGCCAAATTAGCCAGCTCAGGGGATTCCGCCAAATTAGCCAGCTCAGGGTATTCCGCCAAATTAGCCAGCTCAGGGTATTCCGCCAAATTAGCCAGCTCAGGGGATTCCGCCCAATTAGCCAGCTCAGGGAATTACGCCCAATTAGCCAGCTCAGGGAATTACGCCCAATTAGCCAGCTCAGGGGATTCCGCCAAATTAGCCAGCTCAGGGGATTACGCCAAATTAGCCAGCTCAGGGGATTACGCCCAATTAGCCAGCTCAGGGGATTACGCCCAATTAGCCAGCTCAGGGGATTACGCCCAATTAGCCAGCTCAGGGGATTACGCCCAATTAGCCAGCTCAGGGGATTCCGGAGTTATTTTGTCGTGCGGCTTTAATTCAAAAGCAAAAATAGGTAATAACGGAGCAATAGCTTTAACAAGATGGGTCGAAAGTGAAAAACGTTATCGTATTTCAGTGGCGTATGAAGGAGAAAGCGGAATAAAAGCAGATACATGGTATCGGTTAGATGATTCTGGAAATTTTGTGGAGTGTGAATAGTGGACATAATCAAAAACGGCAAAGTGATCGCCCATATCGAAATCGACGAAACAACACAAGGCGGACTTAATATTTTAGTGGCCTTGATAAATTCAGGTCACGTTTTGAGAAAGAGGAAGTCATGATTAAAAAATCAGAATTGTTTTGTTGGACGGCTGTTGTTTCGCTAACGGCATTAGGATTTCTACTGTTTGGACTCTGGATTATAGCGTCAATCAACCAAAACTTTATATTTGAGGTTTCAAATTGGGTGAGCAAATGATTAAAAAAACAGAACTGTTTTGCGCAATAGCTGCATTTTTTGTGATTGCAACAATTATTACAATTTCATTGATGGGAGCACTTGGGTTTTTTGGACCTATCGACTCAACAAACTGGAGGATTTACTGATGGATTACCGAGCAATTAGGCTTTTGTTATTGCTTTCCAGCGCTGCAATATCAATATTTGTTTTAACTTACATTTATCAGGCAATCGGTAATTTATGAGCACTGAACTATCAAAAATACTGGAAATAGCTGACGAGCAGCCGCTTGACTTCTATAAAAATTCATCGGCTTACATTGCAAAGCTAGATAGCGCTATCGGTATCGCTGAATCCTTAGTTTATCCGTTAGACGATGACGGACGGAAACAAGCAAAAAATGACGTTGCACTGATAAGAAAATACTCAAAGCTCAATAAGTTTTGGGCCTTAAATGTTTTCCGCTCAGTGACAGAAAAGTACAAGTCTTGGCAGGATGAAATTTACGGAAAGTCAAGCAAGTTGGACGCAGCCGGGGAAAGCATCATTAACCGGTTTGAAAAAATGGAAGCTGAAAAGCTGAAAATTATCACTGAAATGATGCAGGAATTGCTTGATAAATACAGATTAGATAACTGTGTAAAACCTGAGTTTCATGGGAAAGATAAGTTGGTAAACGTCGCCAAGCTTTCAGGATTTATGACCGAAGGGGGGAAACTTACAACAAAAGCAACAAACATTGTAAAGGCCCTATATACAAACGAAATAGCCGAACAAAACCGCATAGAATCGCGCTTGCTTATGCTCGAAAACGCATGTTTGAAAGCTGAAATAACTCCATTGCAGAAAGAACATTTCGGCAGCGTGTTTTATGCCGAAGAATCTCTGTTTCAAGAAAAATTACAGGAGCTTATCAATGTTGAACTTTCCCGTAAAGCAGAAATGGAAGCCAGAATCAAGCGACAACAAGAGGCGGAAAATAAACGGATTTTGGATGCAAAACTTGCCGAACAACAAGCGGAAGCGAACCGGATAGCAAAAGAAGAGCTGGCAAAACAAGCGCCGCCTGTTGAACAAAAAACCGTAAACAATTACAGCGTCGAGTCCGAAAACATTGTCGCCAAAAGGCAGGAAGAACGCGATGACAAGAAAAATTTTGTTCAAACAGTTGTGCAGCCAACTGTGGCAAACGGAAGGCGGTTAGTACTATTCGATGTGCGCTTTGAAATGAGTGTTCCGGCAGAAAAAAACGACGATTTTATTGAAAACTGGATAATCAAACAATTATCTGATTCAGCCAAAAAGTACTTTAAAGAAGTTAATTTTTATGAGGCTTCTTTTAAATGATTCCTGAACTTGATTTTGACGACGAAGTTATGCCGGTAAAAAAACTTACCGGCATACATTACGACTTAAGCAACGAAGCCTATCACGCGCACGACTCAATAAGCAAAAGTGGGCTCGATCTGATAGACCAAAGCCCGGCGCATTTTAAAAGCTCAGTGCGGAAAGAAACAACGGCATTTAAGCAAGGCACTGCAATTCATTGCGCTGTACTTGAGCCTGACGAATTAGATAACCGATACTTTTTCATACCTGAAAAGCTTGATTTGCGCACGACATATGGAAAATCAAAAAACCAGGAATATGCACTTAAAAACGAAGGCAAGATTTTATTATCTCTTGAAGAATATCAAATGCTTTGCGGTATTCGTCGCGAAGTAAGCAAGCATAAACTGGCAAGTCAATTATTTGACGGCGGCAAACCAGAAGTATCGTTTTTTTCACAAATTGACGGCGTTGACGTGCGGTGCCGGCCTGACTACTGGAACGGGTCAATTGTTGTCGACTTGAAATCTACCGATTGCGCAAGCGAAAAACAGTTTAAAAAATCGGTGATCAATTACCGGTATTTTGTGCAGCATCCGTTTTATGTCGATGTGATGGCGTCGGAAGGAATTGACATAGACGCCTTCCTATTCGTAGCTGTTGAAAAAACTGAACCATTTGGAATTGGCGTTTTTGAACTTGACGAAAACTTTATCGAGTACGGCCGGCTGCAATATCAAAAAAACCTGGACACATACAAGCGCTGCCTTGATACCGGTTTATGGCCGTGCTATCCAGAGCATTTACAGACCATCGAATTACCAAATTATTTAGCGAGAGAATTATGAGCACAGAACTATCAACCCAATTAACAAACGAAGCAATTATTTTTAACCCGCAAATGATGCAGCAATTAACGGCACTGGCGGAAGTCATGGCAACCAGTAAGGTTACTGTGCCTAAGCATTTTCAGGGGTCTACCGGCGATTGTTTAGCGGTCGTCATGCAAGCTGCTCAATGGGGCATGTCGCCGTTTGTTGTCTCTCAAAAAACACACGTTATCAATGGAATTCTTGGATATGAAGCGCAACTTGTTAACGCAGTTATTCAACAATCAGGGGCAATTGTTGGCCGGTTTCATTATGAGTACAAGGGCGACGGTGACAATCTTGAATGCCGAGTAGGCGCGGTTATCCGTGGCGAACATGAGATAACCTGGGGCGAATGGCTAAGAAACGGAAGCGTAACCATTAAAAATTCTCCATTGTGGAAAACAAATCCGAAGCAACAGTTAGGCTATCTTCAAGTCAAGAACTGGTCACGACAATACTGCCCCGGTGCAATACTTGGAGTCTATACGACAGACGAAATTGAAACATCCGGCGAAAAGATTATTAACCCTGTATCAGAATCGGAAGCAAAAACAGACTTAGTTTTAAGCAAACTGAACAAGCCAAAACCAGAAATTGAGCAATACATAATACTTGAAACAGTATTAGACAAAATCAACGCCATAAACAGCAAAGAAAGCCAAGCAGCCACTAAATCGTTAATTCGGCAATTATCGCCTGCGGATGAAATTGTCGCAAAAGACATTTATCAGCAAAAGATAGATTCTTTTAAGAAAACCAAAAAAGAACCGGACTGGAAGCAGTTAATTTACAACTGCGAAACAAAAGACCAGTTAACCGAGATCATAAAAACTATGCCAGATCAAGTAAAGATTGATTTTAATGACGACATTGATGGTAAGTTGTTTGATTTTGAAATGATCGAGTAAACATAATTTTTAACCACAACTGAGGAAACAAAATGACAAAAATTCTTTACGAAATGTACGAAATCGCACCGGCCAATCAACCGGAACCCAACACAACTAAGGTACTTTATGGCATGTATTCGCTTGCCGAAAAACCTGACGAACCTGCTATCGACAACAACCAAGAGGAAACAACGAAATGAAAAAACTGATCACAATTTTTTTAATTGTAGTATCTCTCCAGGCTTGCCAAACAACTGACACAATCGGTTATTTACAGCTCGATTGCTCAAACGGTTTTTTATCACCCAGCGTATGCAATGCCACTGTCAGAAATGACGAAAAGAAGATAGCTTTACAGCAAGTTGTATCTGGACGAGCAGGGGCCGACATTCTTGGCGACACGGCGGCGACATTGGGAGCCGCCGCTCTAATTGGGCCACTTGGATTAGCTAAAGCTGGATCGAAAACCACAAATAATACAAATCAAAACGGCGGTGGCGCTCAGTCAGGATCAAACTCTTTATCTGGATCAAGCGCCGAATCTAGCCAGCAACAAGGCCAAATCCAGGGGCAGGGACAGGGACAGACACTTGGAGGACATCACAACGATGGCTTGGAGATAAACCACTAATGTTAATCGCCGACTACCTGCCAGAATACGCAACATTTGCCATGGCAATAGGTGTTATATTTTGGCTGGTAGTCGAAACGGGTGACAAATGACAAAAATCCTAACCAATGCCGAAATAGCCGACCTGACCGGAGCAAAAAACAAAGACGCTCAGAAAAAGGTATTGGCTGAGAACGGGATTAGGTTTATAGTTCGAGCCGATGGACGGGCCCGGACGACATGGGACGCGGTTAATGCTGTCCTGGTAGATGTTAAAAAACCGGTTGATTTTGAGCCTAATTTGGAGTTTTTGAAAAGGTAAAAACATGATTGGACAAAAAATTGCCATTACTGGATTAATTTTCATTTTCATATCGTTTCCATTTATACATGGCAAATGGCCGGGCGCTGCCATTGGCGCTCCATTGCTGGTTGCATTTTTTATCGGTCTAATTGCAGTCGTAGTTGGACTCATAATTGCGGTATGGGAATGAGCCTAATTTGGAGTTTTTGAGAAGATGACAATACCGTCAGAAGTTGAGTTTAGAAAATGCCCAGCTTGCGGATATATTGAGTCGCAAATATTGATTGATTATGTACGATACGACTTTTACTGCGCGAGATGCAAAACCAATAAATTAAGCGATTATGTTCCCGTAACTAAACAAAAAACGCAAGATGAATGGACGGACCTTGATGCTGCCGCTATAGCTAACTTAAGCGGTTATGACTTAGATGATTTTTTCAGGTATAGAGACTGTCTTAAAGCTGAGGGGCATGTTTGGGATGATGATGCCGAGATTATTTTAAGTGGATATATTTGGAATGCAAGTGAATGAACCGAGTGAAACGCAAATACACGCCAAGAGTCTACCTTAAACACGGAGCTTTTTATTACGTAACTCTTGAGCGAAAACCTAATTTGGAGTTTTTGAGAAGATGAACATAGAAAGATTGCGGAACCTGTCACGTTGAATTAACTGTTATGTTGGGGCTATTAAATATGGTTGAGATTGTTGAACAACTTTGCATCAAAAGCTACGAAATAACGGCACAAAACGGAGATTACTGGAAGGTCGAACAAGGGAAAAAGTACACGACGACCATTCCAGTTGTAGAAAAAGAAACAGTTACTGTGTTTTCCAGATTTTGGGTGCCTGTCCCGAAAGATCATTTTGTTCTGGCTGAGAAAGCAACATAACGCCAATTAGGCCACAAAATAGGCGTATATAAAATAATGAAACGCAAGTGCCAACCACGAGTCTATTTTAAGCATGGCGCGTTCTACTACGTCACTCTTGATAGAAAATGGATTCGCCTGGGTAAAACCGAAGCCGACATGTACAAAGCACTGGCAAAGCTTAAAACAATCGAGTCCGGAGCCGGGACAATGGCCGTTTACTTCGACCGGTACGAAAAGGAAGTCTTGAGCAAAAACAAGCCGCAAACGCAAAGGATTTACCTTATGAGTTTGGCAAATATCCGGCAAGCATTCGGCCACATGCAGCCGGACACGATTAAACCAAAGCACATTTATGCCTACATGGACGCCCGAGCCAACACATCGAAATCAGGAGCCAATGCAGAAAAAGCGCAATTTAGCCTTGTTTTTAATTCGATGATCCGCTGGGGCATAGTTGACTCTAACCCTTGTAAATTTGTTAAAGCGTTTTCGATGGAGCCTTGCGACCGGTACGTTACCGATGAAGAATACCGGGCTGTGTTCGACATTGCATCACCGGTGCTTAAGGCGGCGATGGAAATATCCTATCTAACCGGAATGAGAAAGGGGGATATTCTGGATTTGAAGTACTGTGACTTTACCGAAGATGGGATCCCGTTAACGCAAGAAAAAACCGGCAAGAAACAGTTTTTTCAGTGGTCTGATGGATTGCGCCAGGCTATCGCTTACGCTCGGCAGCAAAGGCGCTGTGCTGATTCTATCGGGTACGTAATTGCAAATGGCCGGGGCCAAAAGTACACCGACGATGGATTTGGTAAAAACTGGTCAAAACTAATTGACCGGGCAATTGAACAAGGATTGATTAAAGATCGGTTCACATTTCACTCGATCCGCGCCAAATGCGCAAGTGACATGGAACTGGCCGACGCACAAAAAACCCTGGGACATTCCAGCCCTTCAACGACCAAGCGCGTTTATATGCGCAAGGTTGTGAGTATTAAGCCTAAGAGGTAATTATGAGTACATTAATAACAAGATATTTAGATGATCCAACTGAAATAGGAGAGTCTCTTGAAGTTGATTTTGAAAATTCAACATGGAAATTCAAAATGAAAGAAGGATTTACGGCCGGAGCCGGAAGCTATCATATTGTCAAGGTCAACGAAGAATACGATGGTTCAGGAGCGGAAGGATTTGCAGATTAAAAGTTAGACAACCTTGAAAATCGTTAGACAGTGACCGTGCAACAAAATGAATTGATTAAAAAAAAGCAACAGACTTGAAACTGGTAATATTACCAGTAAATCATAGTTTTATAGTGATTTTTCAAAAATTTGAAACTTCGACTGTCTAACTATTTACTGAAATACGTGTCTTTTTTAATCAAAAACTTACGATTTTTAATAGCAAAAAGTTAGACAGATTTAGGAGTAAAAATGAACTTCACTTCAATAATGATAGATGTCATTGACCGCGCAAAGCGGCGAGAGCGATTATACAAGGTCGTGCCGTCATGTCCTAAATGCGGAACTCGACAAGTGCAGTTAAGAGATTCGAACGCGCCTGCTGTATGGAAATGTCGTGAGTGTCGATTTACGTTTAATTATGAACCACTGCCGGAGTAAAAATGAGTGAAACAGTAGTTTATGCCGCACAAGAAAACAGTGATTTAAACGATACCAGGAATTGAACGGGAATGGAGAATATCCAGGAAACCGGTTTAGGTCTAATGAGATTTCAAATGCTTTTATGGGTGAATAAATGAACTGGACAAAAGAAAGGCCGACAAAACCTGGAATTTACGCATTGGTCACAATTATACTTTTATTGATACCTGACTTATGCTTTTCAATATCGCCGATCCCTTGTGATGAAGTTAGAAAGGGTAATATTTGGTATTTGAAGCCGTTAATCGGAAAAAATCATAATTATTCTGCGCCGATAATTCATTTTAAACGATTTAAAAGCCGAGAGAATTGTGTAAACGCTAAAAACATTTTGTCAGAATTTATAAGGCTAGGCGATAGGGATGTTTTATCATTTTATTGTGGTACTAAACCGGATGGATTGGATAAATTGTGTATAAAACCGAAAGAGTATTAATAGTGATTATTTAGATGAATTCGAATGGCTTGGGCCACTGCCGGAGTAGATGAATGACTGAAAATGATAATTACATAGGCGAATGCTGCATACTCGGCTGTGATGAAGAATCAACATGCGCTGATGATTTAGATAACTTGTTTTGCAGCAGTTGCGCTATTCAAAATGAACAAGAAGAGCCAGATAACTGGATTGATTCAGATGGCCCGCTGCCGGAGTAGATATGAGCACTCAAAGAGAGTTACTAAAAAAAGCGTTAGACGAATTATATTTAATCCACGACACAACAGGCGTTAGAAGCGCTGATCTGTGCGAAGAAATAGAAGCCGAACTCGCCAAGCCTGAGAAAAAACCTTGCGGGGAATGTCATCTTGCTATAGGTGAACGATGTGATATTTGTGGTGCAACTGAGGGTAAATAAAATGAACCTAAATGATTTAATTAAACTGTGGAACGAACAAGCCGACGAGTTTAACCAATGGGACGCACTTGGTGCTGATGAGCAAGTCATGTTTGCGCTAAGGCAGGTTGAACTCGCAAAGCCTGGGCAAGAGCCGATAGGCTATGTTGCAAAATATGTTAAACGTGATTTAGCTACGCATAAAGCCGTTGATGCAGTTATTTTTGTTGAAAAAAACGATCATGCGACAGAGGCAATTTACACATCACCGCCACAATACGAGCCGTTGAGTGTATGAGTTCAGTTAATTTAACAAGTCATGAAGTTGTCGAACAAATACGCCGCGCTATTCGCGGGGAAGCTGTTGTTAAATTGGCACCGACTTATAAAAAAGGAATTAATTATTACAATGGTCAACAGGCTTTTTATGTCGGCGATTGGTTTATGATTTTTTTTAACGATTCAGGAGAACTCGACTATTGCGATTTAGCCCAATCACCTGACGGAAGAATGTCTGATTATTGTTATTTCTACGATACAAAACAAGAGCCAATCGAAATGCTAACAGAAGATGAATTATGTCAATTTCAAGAAATTTTATCAAAATGTGTGACATCATGACATTACCAGAACGCATCGAAACCCTAAGCCAAAACATTGGCATGTTAACAAGCGCACTAAAAGCGAACACACATAATGATGTTGAGTATTTCTTAAAAATGAAAGCCGGATTAATGAAAGACATGGCTTTAATCGACTTTGAAATAAACAAATTACTTTTTGATAAACTAAAACAATGAATAAATTTTATCCATACATACGTGCTTTTTAACCAAACAAAGGATAAATAATGGACATACCACTTGAGCCAATGATAACTATGGGGATTTATAAATATAACTACGAATCGCAAAAAATATCAGGCCGCCTCAGTGTTAGCGAAATAAGAAAAATGGAGTATAAAGAACTTGAAACTTTATTGTTAACTCAGCTATCGACTACAGAAGAATCAAAATTCGCAATAAAAGGATTATTTGCACTGAACTACCTTGAAACATCAACTTACTTTGATGCATACAGGAAAACATATAAAGAGATTATAGGTAAATAACATGCCAGTCGGAAAAGTAATAGACATTAGTCAATTTAAACCAACAAAGATTTACCATGCTAGCTACATTGTGCTTTTTAACCCAACATTACAGTATGTTGAAAATCTTTATAATGCATCAACAGAAACGTTCATTTTTATATTTTTAACAGGTGATGTTGATAGTCAAATAGACTGGTCAGGATTGCCAGAAAGTTCTTATTTAGTTCAACCTATTTATTTAGGTGATATTAATAGTAATTGTGCTGGAGAATTTGCCCATAATTTTATTAAAAAAACATTTAAAATCAATTAAATTTATAAATGGTGATTTAAAATGATAGTTCATGACACGTTATTTTTTATATTTGCCGGGATTGTTTCTGGTTTCATTGGTATGATCGGTTGCCTGTTTGTGGTTTACAAAACGGCTATTTTTAAGATTAAAAGCGGGGCTAAACATCTGTAAAAATAACATAAATCATGTATTGACAGATAATAAAATGATATAGTATAGGCGTTAATTAACATATTATTGTCGGGAGACAACAATGCAAAAAACACTTGTTAAATTTGCGTATCAACTACGCAACTGGAAAGCACATGCGCGGTGGATGTTTATAGGCGCTTATCACGCTGTTGATGGACAGCTTGCTAAATGGCTGAACGACACATCAAAGGTAAAAATTTACGCCAATTTAAACGCTACATTGATCGATAAGCACGGAGACAGAACACCTCTCGGCATCGTGTCGCGTCGCGTCGTCACCACGGCATTTGTTAACTATTTGCGTGACTGCATGGCGAACGGTGCCGGCGGCGCGGATATTAAAACTTTCAAGTATCACGATTGCGGCACCGGTACGACAAACGAAGCTATTACCGATACGGCGCTGGTCACCCCTTGCACTACGCAACTGAACCCGAACACTACCCGCGCAGTTGGCACCCAAGACAATGCTACGGCAAAAACTTACAAGTCCGTTGGTACGTTGGTATTTGATGAGGTTGTGACCGTTACCGAGCACGGCGTATTTAATGCCGCTTCGGCTGGTGTTTTGGCAGATCGCTCTAAGTTTGCTGGGATCCCGAGAGACCCTGGCGAATCAATCGACTTTGTTTGGTCGCTGGTTATTGCAGACGGCGGCTAATTTTTCGCCGATTACAACCGACCCCATGACGGTTCCAGCAATCAACCCAATGATTGAAAATGCCGTCATGGGATCGTAGTAAAATTCAAGAATTCCGAAACCTATGATGTAGGTTAAAAATATCATTTGATTCCTCTAAAAATAATTGGCAATTCGATTGCCTGTTTCCGAAAGATTTCCCCACCTTAAATTCCTCTTATCCCCGTCAAAATATCGGATACCACGTTTAGGCCATACGCCAGTGACATATAAATGAGCCAAATAGGACAGTTTGTATTTCCTGTAGTTAATAACTGTCATTCGGTGTCCCTTTGAATCGGTGTAATTTCCAACCGGGTAATGCTTTGTAACTCGCCTTGACTTATCCTGAAGACGAACAAAAACGCCGGTATAAGGATCATAGTGCAGCTCTGTTTTTAATCGACGCGCAGAAATCACGCAACAGAACCGCCAGATTGTTGATAAGCCGCTACAAGAAATGAAATTTTGTGCTCTTTCTGGCCGTAACCAGCGCCCTCAAATGAAGCCCACCGACTTGCGCATTTCTTGATTGCCGTTGATATATTGCCGTTGATAATGTCCCGGTAAGCGCCGCACTCGCAAATCAATTGAATAGCGATACGATCCTGCGAGTCTGGCCCGAAATCGCTTAGCATCAACGCACGTTTATAGAAGTCATAATTCTTACGCTTAATCTGATAGCGGCCGGCGCATGTCGAATAATCGCCTATCATTTCAATCCAGACTTTTATCCTTGGGTGATCGGCATAGCTATGGAACTGTTGGCCGCCTACAATGGTTTTATAGCCAAAATAAGGGTAACGCGCGGTTCCCTCGCTAACGCTTATCATGTCGAGAAAGGCTTTAATGTTTGGATTCATAAACTACCCACAAACAACGCGAAAACAATCAAAATAGAGCACATAAAGCAAAGACCAGCAATAAGCGCCTGGCGGCTTTGCTTCAATACTCGCTTAAATTCATCGTCCTGTCTTGTCGGCTTCACTGGGGCGGTTAAACCAGGAGTCGAGCATATAGCCAGCAGTCCAGGCCAAGCCGATTTCTTGCAATGAAAATTCACTATTTGAAACAATATGAGTAACGGCAATTGCAAATTCAGCAGCAAATAGAGCATAAATAGCTTTCAATGTTGCCGGCCTATTGCCTTTGATGTATGCCAATAAACTGCAATCGATTGTTTTGTCGCCATAGCGCTTTTTGAAATAGTGAGCGCAAGCGCCCAATATACCAATGATTAAAAACAAGAAAAGTATTGCGAATTGAGTGATTAGATTCATATTAATTGCTGTTTTGTTGCCAATCTATCATATTGGATTACCCGGATTATATATTGCTCGCCTTTTTGTAATATTTGTTAACGTAAAATTCTTAACAACAGTGTCTCCAATATCTTGAACGTAAACCTGAGGAGTTATTGATGTTGTACCCGATGGGATAACAAATTGATGTGATAATTTGTACGAATCGTTGTATGGTATATTGTTTAATACTTTTGTTGTCGCCGTATTAAACGCAAGATTTACCTGCACACCCGAGGCAGATGCTGGTGTTAGCCCTGATATTTCTATGTCAACATCAATCTGCATCGTATCGCCTACAGAAAAATTTGTTGTTATTGCTGTTCCAGATAATGCGTATGCGGCAGTAGCGGCGGCGCGAGAATATGTAAATTTATTTCCCGTATTTGGAAATACAGTATCTGTCAACGTGTTAGAGCCGTTAGTTCCATTTACCGTCCATCCGTCTGGGTTTGGTGGTGTTGTTGACCGCGCAAAATTACCATTTCTAATTAAATTATCTAAATTACCCGAACTTGTGTTTGAATAGGTAGCTAAATATCTATTAGAAAAATGTGCATTCTCAATATTTGATAAAACATCTGAATGCGTCGATAAAACAGCATTAATGCCGTCAGCTATAGGATGTGTACCGTCACTACTATAACCTGATATGTATGATCCAGTTAACGGGTCAGCACAAACAGAATATAAATCAATTAATTTAATATTGTAATAATTTGCAATATCGTAATAATACGGCTGAACAATTCTGGATTCTAATGCGGCCGCATTTTTAGGTGGTGGAGTTAATAAAACAGGAGTTATATTACTGTTTATTAACATGTTAATCATGAATTCTATATTATTAAGCATGGCAGCTATTGCCGCCTCACTCATTCCACTTGATAAATCGTTTGTTCCTGCCAGCAATAAGCAAACTGATGGTTTTATAGTATTATGAATAACATCAGAGAAAACTCTATTTCGTATTTGTAGTGCGGTTTGACCGGAAATCCCAGAATTTTTAATTAACGCAATCCCTGATTTAAAAACCAGCATTTCAGGAATAGTTTTTCCGAATTGCCATGCTCCATTTGCTAATGCGCTCGAACCGGCCGTTATAGAATCACCAAGAACAATTGCTGTTCTTTTGTTCTGATAGCCTCCTGGTCTTGATAATACAAAACTACCCATCACGCACCACCAATCAATTTGTTACTAACCATTTCTAATCCTCAAATAAAGGGTTTGGTCTTTCGTTATGTCGTTAATCGTGCCGTCTGAAACAGTTATTCTGATCGTAAATGATGCTAACTCGCCTGGTGTGCCATCAGACAAAATCAATTCAACCGCTCCGCTTTGATTAAACGTGCTCGAATCGACTGTTAGTCCACCCGTTACCTGTACCGTGTGGCTTACATACGTGTAGCCATTTTTTACCAGCCAAGTTTGAAAGCTCACCGGTATAAAAAACTTCTTGTCGTCTGCATCTTTTAACCCTGTCGGCTTGGCCGGGTTTGCCATGTTCCAGTAGGCCATTAATCAGTTACCTCAAAAGTCCGGTCCTCGTATTTCACAAAGAAAATTCGGCTTGCGTAATAAGTCAGTGTTGAAGAAAGAGACCGCGACAACCCGAGCGCCGCCGATAATTTTTTGTCCATCTGCTTTAGCATTGGTCCTGACAAAGCCAGTGTTCTGGTTATCGCTACCAGCACCCGTCTATTGATAAACAAAATCCTTGAAAGACCCAATGAACCGGCAACCAACTTGATAATGTTTTTCGTTAATGCCCCGGTCAATGCCAGGCTTGCATCGACCACCTTTGTGCCGTTTTTAAGCACTGACGAACTCATTGTTAATGTTGCCGTAGCCAATTTTGTCGAGTTTTTTAATAAGCCACCTGACAAATCCATAGTTGCCGACAAAAACTTGTTGGCAAATTTCAGGCTTGCCCCTGACAGACCTAAGCCGCCGCTGATAACCTTTGTCCCGTTTTTAAATAACCCACCGGCGAAACCAATGCCAGCCGATAAAAACAAATTTATCGACGTGACTATCGTTTTTGAAAAAGCAATACCGGCTAAAACAAGCTTGTTGACGTTCTTCGTCACCGATCCGGCAAAGCCCAAGCCGCCGCTAATCAATTTGTCCGCATCCTTAATAACTGCCCCGGCAAAGCCTAACCCGCTGCTGATAAATTTATTAACATTGGTGATCAAACCGCCATTAAATGACAGTGTTCTCACAATCAAAACGAGCGTTGCCTCAAACACCTGCCCGGCAAATGTTAGCGCTCGAATTATCTGCACAATAACCGAAGTCCCAAAAGAACTAATCGCACTCGTGCTGATCGGATTAAACCCTAACATCAAAACCCTGCCGCCGATATTCTGCTGCTTAGTTCGTTGATCTTGTCGACCAGGTCGTTAACGAACCCTGCAGTCACGTCGATAAAGACCTCTTTCGTGCCGGCGCCGAAATTTACAAACGTATTGCTGTTTGAACTATACGAAATTGAATCGAATGTAATCGTTCCGTCAGCGTTTTTATGTGCTAATCCTTCTTGCCAGCCATTGCCGGTGTCTCTCGCTACCATAACGCAATAAAACGATTCGTCAGTTGCGTAGCTACTTGCTACCGTGCTAAAACTCGCCGAGAAAGCGCCAGACAGCGTAAATGGACCAACGCCGGTACTTGTCGTAGTTTCCCTAATTCTTGGTTTGAATTTCGGGAACGCAAATAGCGCTTGCGTGATAATGTTTCCAATCGCGTAATCAAGTTCCTCAGGATTCTCCCTGATTACCCCAACCGCTGAAACCAATATTTGTCCAGTGCCTACAAGGGAATCCGCCGCCGCTTCTGTTATAACTCCAGCCGCGCTTATTCCGGCTCGTGGGGCATCGACTAATAAATAATCGAATTGCGCTGTATGCAAAGGTGCGCTGCCTGAATTTGCCGCAAATACCCCGACTTTATTTACCGTTAACGCATACGTAAACTGAGCCTTTTGAACCCATGTTAGTCCATCAAATGATGTATAAAACGTCCAAACGTCACCGGTACGGTTCACGCATAAATAAAATTTTTGTTGCGCGTTTGTCGTTAGTGTACCGATATGATTTTGCGTTAGCGTTCCTGCCACTATTTGAGCGGCATAAGACCTTATCTCAAACCCGGCAGACGCATCCGAATTAACATCAAATCGTAAACAGTTTTGCGTGTCAGTGTTTAGGATAATTATCCCGGCCGCTTTATTTTCACCAGATGCAACCAATAAATTACCGACATATTTAGCCTGGATTTCAAAATCATTATTAGAAGCGGCCAGATATGCATAGCATGCATTTTTGTTTGCTGTGGCTAAATCATGGGTCGTTCCACCTGCCGGTATTGCCAGCTCAAGACATCCTCCAACTTTACCCGCTGTACAATTTGCAAGCGGATCGACAAACGTAAAATCTGCATCAATTGCGGAAACCGTAGCAGGTCTTACGGCTAAAGTTACCGCCGCCCATGATCCGGCTAGTGCTGTGCCAAGAGCATAATTTGTAAATGTGCCCGGGTCCTCTGCACCGCTTGCCCACGCCTTAGTAGCTAAGGCGATCATCAAAGAGTCACCTGTGCCAGCAATTGACGCCTCAACAAGATTGCTATATCCTGCTGGGGCTGTACCAGTTCCATCCGCAACCGTACCACCGCCGGCGCCGATAGCGATAACCCACGCTCCGGCAGTTGTCGGGGTGATGCTGGGCGGATTTGGAACAAAATCATTCGTTCCGGTTGCTGTTGTTGTCGTTACATCAATCGGTGTTGTTTGGTCTACGCCGCGCAAAACAAGCGCAAGCCCAACGCCGCCACGATTAACCGAACCTGGCCCCATTACATTAACTACTGTGTCAGGAATAGGGCCCATGACTTTATAAGCCACGGCAAGATTCACGTCATGGTCATCGTTGGCGTATAAATTTGCAACTTCCGTATAACCCGCCGTATTTACGCCAAGAGTTGAATCAGCGCCATTAGATATCCCATATGGAACAAATACAACATCGCCCTCCGACATATTAGCCGGAAGTGCAATATCATAACTAGCCGCCGTTGTTGCGGTTGCGGTTGCTGAGCCTACGACTGATATAGTCATTTATGCAGCCTCTAAATAGTCATCCAGCCATGAAAAAGGATAATCTTTCAAACCTGACCATTTGTTAGTTTTAACGAATATAACGGATGACTCTAACGGCGTTCCACTGGCAACCTCTGACCTGACAACAATCGCGTATGACGTGTTACGGGTTAATCCGGTTAATACCACCGAGTGGCCTGTCGTGACTAACGCCGCGTCTGTTTGCGTGGTCCACGATCCGTACCGTTTGCCGTATTTAATAATGCTGTTTGCGGCTACGTTGGTATCCCATGTTATGGTTATCGTCGTATCAGTTTTTGCCGTAACGATATTACTGATTGTCGGACCGTTATTGGCTGTAGTAACTGTCTGATCGGCACTACAGGCATTAACGCCAACGGCATTAATGCCGCAGAATTGCCAGTGATAAAGCGTATTTGGCGTTAAGAAAATGCTAACATTCGGCGCAATATCGACTAACTGAGCAGTTCTGGTTCCTGCCCTTGTACGTGTTGAACCGTACGCCGTTGTTGTGCCATAGTTAACCGTTGACGTTGTCAGCTCTGACGTTGTCGCACTCGCGGTAAACCCGTCTGTCGTAATGTTAATTGCGCTGATTGACGTTATTGAGTGCAGCGTCCGAGTTGTTTGGTTTGCGCTTTCAGCATTAGCCGCCGCGCCATCCACGCCACCAAGTTTGAAATTGTAGGGGGTAGACGCAGTCAATCCACTAACTGTTAACGTGTGATTCGTAACCAGCGTATTATCCGTTACCGGAGTCAGCCCGTATGCTGTCGTAGTACCATGGCTCAAAACCGAAGTTCGTGGAACTGATGTTGTCCACGTTACGGTGTAGCCTGTTGCCGTTAAATTGGAAACCGCAATATTGCTATAAGTCGCCGTGGCCGCCGCAGTTGTAAACGATCTATTGGCGCTTTGAGAGCAGTTACCGAATGTGTCGCACGATGTAATCTTATGGCTGTACGGAGTTGCCGGCGTTAACCCAGTTAAAATCTTAGCATGTGTTGTTGTGTACGTCGATGTTGTGACATTACTACCGTATGCCGTAGTTGGCCCGTAATCAATTCGTTCGGTTGCGCCCTCGTTTGTCGTCCAATTTATTGTCGCTCCGCTCGATGTAATCAGCGTTTCTGACATTGCACTGATCACCGGACCTGTGGTATCGCCTCCAAGCGCACCAGTGCCGCCGACAAGAGCTGCTGCAGAACCGTCTAAGGTCGTGTCCTCGGCCCATAGGATATTGTCCAGGTAACCAAGCCGATGGGTAGCGTCTGTTTGCGCTCTATTTCGCCATGTGAATTTGTACAGCCCGGCCGCCCATTTAGGCTCCTGAAACACCACGTCACCAGTTGCTGTCGTGTTGGTTCCGCAATACGCATTTAATGCGCTGTCTGGCCTATGAGTTTGCCCGGAATAGCTTGTTTTTGATACACCATCAAGCCAAGTTTGGACAAATCCGCCGCTATTTTTTGATACTTTTATCCTGATAACAAGTTTATGCCACTGTCCTTTTGCTGGAGTTGCATTCCAAACTTCAACGCCACCATACCGGCGAAATGACATAACACCGTTTGCCCAGTTTATGAAAAACGGGGCCGATGAAAATGCAGACTGCGTGCATGTTCCTAAACCCCAATTTGCCCAATCATTCCCGCCAGTAGTGCTTTTTGGAACTTCATGCAATTGAATCGGCCAGCTTTCACCTGCTGAGTCGTTCGCCCACATCGATGCGGATTGAAAAAAATCAACGCGCATGTAATAAACGTGATCGAACTGAACACGGCGCGGGTTAACCTCCTCTATAAACCCTTCCATTTCGGTTCGATATAGTGCATTTATATTGTTTCCGAACAAAGAGCCATCATTTGTCAGGTATATTCGATAGGATTTAGCCCCGGTAGAAACAACCTCGTTGGTAATTGTCGGCCAGTTATATGTGACGGCTTTTAATGGGGAAGAAACATTTTGCCCAACGGTTCCGTTCTCCGCATCGAATTGACGTAAAAGCTGGTCGGGGTAAGCCTGGGTTATTGTCGCTACAAATAAAGCGAATATTAGAATAAGCTTATGCATGTACAGCACTCAACGCAGTCAGGGTAATGTTTTGGTTTTGAACGATCCAGGCGGCATCTAAAACTACATCTGGGTCCTCAACGCCGTCAACATGTACGCCTACCGTCATGCCGTCGCCGCATACAACATCATCAGAATCGGTAAAAATAGCTGAACCTGGAACTGCGCCTGTTCCTGCGCCGACCAAACCTTGCGTAGTTTTTGGCATTCCTGAGAAAGTTGAAGTTTCGTTAGTCGAAGTTGCACATGGGTCGTTTAAAGTAAATGTGCACAATAACGTTCCGGCTCCTGCGCCATCATACCCAAGTGTTCCAACTTTTAATTTACCAGCCGCTGAGCCTTGATTAATACAGCCCATTTTCGCGTTCTGAGACGCTTGTTTAACAAACGCTTTCCAATTGATAGCCATTGTTTCTTTCCTTCATAGGGAATAAGGCGTCATCACGACGCGTTAAAAATTAATTAGCGGTTAAAACCGAAACGTTTAGCAACGCTCCTGCTCCTGATATGGCCGTGCACTCGCAATAAACATATTCAAGCGGGTAGATGTCGGCCCCATCTTCTGATGTGTAGGTAAAGCTATCTCGATCTGTGCCGGATAGTACGAAAGTACCAACTAACAACCCGCCTGAGTTGCTTGAATAACCACAAACGAATATTTTTATTGTTGCGGATACCGCTCCAGAACCTTCAAGTTCCGCGACAAATGTTTTTGTGCCTTTGGCGCTTACGGCCTGTGATTTACCGGTTACACTAACGCCGGACAATAATGTTTTTTCTGCCATTGCGGTTCCTGTGTCGTCTCGACATGAAAGGAATAAAAAATTAATCTTTCAACTTGCTTTTAATATCTTCGACCTGACTTATTAAAATTTCATGCTGATAAGATATTTTATCAAGCATGTCAATCTTTCTATTAGCATATGGCAATATTATTACATTAATTATTAATAGAATCCAGATTAAGAATTTATATAACATTTGGCCTTTTGTTAAAAGACGATCTTCTTCAATCCGTCTCTTATCAATAGCCGCCTCTCGGTTTTCAAAATCCTCAACGGCCTGGGTTATCATGTTGAGTTTTCCGATCAGAGTCGCAAGAAAAATAAGAATACCCTTTATTTTTTTGTCGTCCTCGTCCATGAGCATTTTGTTGATCTCTGTAATGCTTATATCATCGTGTCGTTTTTCCATTATATAGGCCATAACTTTATCAATTAGTTTTTGTGCAGATAATCAATCAAAGCGTTATGCTTTATCATCCATAAATTGTATTGCGCGAGTAATTCATGAGTATATTTTATTCCGGCATACTCTGTAATGTCGGAGGCTGCGGCATCGTCTGCAATAGGTAAGGCGGTATTGTTTTCTGACACTCGCTTACCGGCTGCATCGTCGAGCAACCGGACAGTGCCAACGCTGTAAGAGCAGTCAGATTTAACACGCTGAATCTTTGTAACATATTTGGGCACCTCTCGAACGATAACATTGTTTTTCAATTCCTCGGCATGGGCCATGTTTAGCGCATCACGTTCGCTGTCAAAAGCCTGGGTTAATTTACGCTCTTTTTCTGCCTCGGCATTTGTTACCGCCGTCAACTGCTCTGATCGATAATGATCTGATGTGATTTTATAACTCAGCCAGGCACCACTGCCGAATATGGCTAAAAAAGCAACCAGATAAGCGACGATTGCGCCCATTTTTAATACCGCACTATTATCTCGCCACGGCCACCGGCAAACGCCGAACCGCCAGACAATGCACCACCGCCACCGCCAGGCACTAAACCAGGAACTACGGCCTCACCTAATCCGCCATTGGGAGACGACCCGCCGAAAGCTACAGAATTCCCTCCGTCAAGGTCGTCGCCACGTTGGCCTACGCGGGCAATATCACCGCCTGTTCCAGCTCCGCCAACGCCACCCGAGGCCGTTCCAGGTCCTCCGCCAGTTGCTGACAACAAAACACCAAATGATGAAGTTCCTCCGCTTCCGCCTATTGCGCCGCCTGCGCCAATCGTCGCAACATAACTCGTGCCTGGAACTACATCAAAAAACCCTGCCGCATAACCTCCGCCGCCACCTGCGCCGCCTGTTCCGCCATTTCCTCCGCCACCGCCGCCCCAAACTTCAACCCAAATCCTATAAACAAACGCGGGAACTACAAATGTTTGAGTTGTAGTGATGACAACGCAGCCAGACCTTTGCTGGATAGCTTTAATAAGTTGCAATAAATCTGATGTGCCTGGAGTTAACCCGGCTGCCAAAATAACGTTCCGTAATTCCTCCCCTATTTGGTGGAACCAGAAATCACCGGGAACTGTAGCCGGTGTCCCTGTTGTTGGGTTTCCGTTTGATGGGTAGCCGGTGCTCGGAGATGACGGCGCGACCGGTGCCGAAGCGGCTGCACCTGCTTGAAATTTCCTATTGTCCATTTTTAATGTCTCCCGACATGATTATTTGGTTTATGTGTACGAAAAAATAACGGTTGTATGCGCCGGTTTAAATCGCCGCAAAATGCACTCAAGCAATTCGTTACCCCAAGCCCGAAGCGGATCATTAACGACACTTAAAACTATGGCGTCTGTAATTGTATTTAAAGCCGAATTCACCATCCATGAATAGGCCCAGTTACTGTCATAAATCGGCTCATTGACCGCCATGCCAACCGTGAACGGCCTGAATTCGGTTATCGTAATAACAAATCCGGCCGTGAGCGCCAGCGCTATAAAATACGCAATCGATTGACCACCAGTGCTCGTCATTTGAGCCAATAGCGCTTTTCTTCGTTGATCAATGGTCTGATCGACGTAGGCCATGCAATCAGTTGGTATGCCAAATATGCGTTCATAATCTGGCAATAATCTATAAGTCGTTCTCGGGTCTGCCTCATTTACCAAGCTATCAATTTCAGATTGAACTCTGGCAAGTTCCTCGGCCCACGCATCCAACAATTTATAGCCGTTATCGCCTTCTTCAAACTCCCACGCCGGGCCTGCAGGTAACAGTTTTTGAAGCTCAAGCCTGTAGTCTGTTAAGTCCATGTTATGGTGCCCATGGTCGAAATATTACCTGTCGTGTTGGTCACATTAGCGCTTGGAGTCGTCAAAGAATGGTCTACCTCCCCGGCTGCGCGGCTTATGGCCTCTCGGATATGGCTGATAAATAACGTTCCTCCCGGTACCGCTGACCTAACAATCAAATCTTTTAATTCGGCATCGATTGCGGCTTTAACGGTTACGTTTGAAGGTGATAACCCGGCAATCGTAAAATTTAACGGCACGGCCACGGGTGCAACGACTACAACGCTTGCAGTTACCGGCCTGATCGGTTCAATGTAATTTGCAACGGCGGTAACGTCGCCAGATAATGGTATCCCGTTTGAATAGGTATCATCCATCATGAACCTAACGGTAACCGTTCCGGCACCCATCTCTAACGGATAAACAAAGGCGCGTGTGACGCCTGGAACGGCAAGCGCCCAAGCTTCATAATCGGCTTTACTGCCACCTTGAGGCGGGTTTTTAATACGGAATAACAGCCGATCTCTTAAGCTATCATCGTCCTCTATATCGGTGCCGCCCGTCAACGCACTGGCAACTGCCCCGGCATTAACTGCGACTATAGGTGATTGCAATGTTAACGTCTGACCTGATAGCCTATTTCCTGCCAACGCCGCGTCTATGGCCGTAATATTTGCCATAGCCGTTCCTGATGCAATAGTTACGGCCGCATCGGTTTCGTACAAAATGCCATCATAAGCTACAAGCACCGATCCTGCCGGTATTGTCGCCCCATTGGACCCCGTGAAAAGAACTGTCCCAATTGCCGGAGTCGCCGCTTTCTGATTAATGCCCCAAATGCTTGCCCAACGTTTTAATATTTCGGCATCGGCAGTATCGTAAATAAGCTGACGCGAAACCCACTCGATGTAGCCATAAAGCCCATGGGCAGCGCCAGACAATGAACGGCTATAAACCTCGGCGTTTGACTGTTTCAAAACATCAGGATTAGGAAGCCGCGAAACTACATCGTTGCGCGTTCTGTCAATAATTTCCTGTAGCTGTGGCCGATTATATGGCATTAATAAAATCCCAGACGTTTGTAAATCGAATATTCAATTCTGTTTTGTCGCCGCGCGTGATCTTCACGCTTAATGCTAATCTATCAATTTCTTGCCGCTCTGACTGAACGTCTAGCGCCGAAGCTACGCCGTCATCAAGTAGCCATTGCAACGACTCGATAGCATAGTCCTTCGCATTCAAAACGGTTTGCGTTGTTAGTTTTGCCCGAGTCAAAAGCCAAAGGCGTGACCCAATTTTCCCGTCCGAATAAGTATCGCCCCACCAGCCCATTTTTTTTCCATTCGGCAAATCGTCATCAGAGTTCGCCCGGCGCCAGGAAAACAGCGATATTAAAACAGCCCTCGGCAAATCGTCGTAAACGTCAATCGCCTTTATTTTAACCCCGTCAACATAGAGTATTAATTCGTTCATGCAACCGACACCCCGGTTTGTCCCGATCCAGTTTGTACGCCGCCATGTTTGTGTAATTTTAAGCTGATGCCGTCCGCTATCACGTCGCCGCCCGTAACTGTCACTGTGGCCGCGCCTGATATATTAATCGGGTGACTGCCGCCATTAATCACAATTCCGGCCTGTGTCAATTTTATAAATGCTCCGTGATCGTCATAAATGGCAACCTCGCCAACGGCTAAGTTTTGAATACGGTATCGTCTATCAGCACACGCTAATATTATACCATGACTGCGGTCGCCTTCAATAAAAGCCGCTAACGCCTCGGCTCCGCTGTGTGGATTGCTCGTGAATCCATACGGCTCAAAGTGCTCTACGGTATCTTTCGATTCATCGGCCAGCAAAGCAACCTGCAAGGTTTGCATTTTCCCTGCTGCATTTGACAGCGTGACAACGCCACGCGCAAGCATGTTGACTATTTTTCTAACCAACTGTTTAGGCAGCATTCAAAAATGCCTCTTTTGGGATAACCACTAATTCAGTAAATATGCCGCTGTCGTCTATCGTGTAAGTGCACTCAGAAATCAATAATGTGGCGTCCACGTTCATAATTGCATCTTTAACCTTAACCATCTGGTTCGGCGTCCATAATGCCCCGGTAGCTTGCCGAAAGCCGACGACTCGATAACGTATTTCTTGCGTCTTTGCATAGCGAATTTGCTGTTCATAAGCCGCCCTGTTCGCGCACGTTTTCGCATCGGCTTGGCCGTCCTGCCGGACCACTAAAACCCTTTTTCGCTTAATATTGGCGTCAACCTTGGTTCCCTGCGATTGCGCCGCGCCAGCGCCAAACGAATCATCTGTGCCGCTCTTTTGCCCCTTTACAACGTAATCACTATAAACGTCTGTAAAATCAAAACCAGCCGACGCACTTAAAACATTAACGCCGAGTTCCAGTGCGCTATCAGCGTTTTTAATGCCGATACTTGACAGAACTACGTCGCCTTTTTCATTGTCGGTTATCAATACTTGCCGCTGCCTTGACAGCCTGTCCATGGACTCGAAAACCGTTTCGCCTTGTTGGACCTGATGATCGGTAATAACTGCGCCGGTGTCCACTTCTGTTAACACTTTAACCCCGTAAGGCTGAGCCAAGTTTGCGAATATCCGTTCTATTTTCAATCCTTTGAACTGCCCGGTTTTAACATCAGCAGAGCTGTCAACTAAATCAGCGGTTTTACTTCTGCCGCGAATCATTATTGTGATGTAACTGGAATCATAATCTATCGGCGTCGCATCGACATAGCCAGTACAAAGTAAATCTTTACCTATTCTAACCTCGCACAAATCGCCGATCTTTATGCGCCTGACCTGTTCAACGCTGCCCGGCCACTTATCCGTGACTGACAACTCAAAACTACGTGATAAACGTTCAAGTCCGGCTTCGATCCTAACCGATTTCCAGCCCTTAAAATCTAGCCCGTTAACCGATAAGGTGACGATATCGTTCATCGGCTCAATAACAACAGTTTGGCCGGAGGCACAAACCCCGGATTACTTATTTTATTTCTGGCAACTATTTCCAAGTCGCGCCCGGCATCCTCATAATAATCGTAGGCCACGGCCAATGCCGGGATAATGTCGTCGGGTGTGTAATCGATTAATCGTGCGCTATCTCGTGACCGGTCCGTTAAATCTTTCAGCATGGCGTTACGTGCCGCCAAAAGCGCTTGGTACAGGTCATCATCATCGGTTAAAAGCGATTCATCATCTAACGCTTTCGCCAATTCTTTTTTAATGTTCTGGGTGTCGTCGTAAACGCTGCACTTCAAATAACTGGACAGTTCGACGGCATTTAACAAAAGCTGTTGCCGGGTGTGCGCCAAAATGGCTTTTTCGTTTGCGTCGATCTGCGCCCGGCTTGCGGTCGTGAAAGTTTTTGCTTTCGGCTGCGCCAGTTCTGCACCGGTCGCCATCCGCGTTAATCCTCGTACCGTTGGTGATAACGTTGAATCGTCACCGGTAAAGCTGGCCCCGTAATTGCTTAAGCTGACCAGCCCGGCATTAAAAGCGGATAGTAAAGCGCTATTGCCAAGCAGCGAAACAATACTGGTCAGGTTTCCAGGCAAAGCGCCGAAGCCTAAAGCACTGGCAACGGCAAAAATAGGATTCGACAAGAAATTTAAAACTTTGCCATAAATAGCCGTTGCCTTGGTTACCGCGTCATTTATTTGGCGAACAGTGGTGAAAACTTTGCTAAACCAAGAATTGCTTGCGGTCTTTAAATTTGCCGCGGCTTGCCTGGATAAAAGCGCTGTCGATTGAGCAGAACTTGGGAATTCAAGATCGCCGGACTCGACAAATGCCAAAGCCAAAACGGCTTGTCCTAATTCACGGTTAAATGATACTCGGTAAGATAGCGCATTGACTTTGACATTGCCTAACCACGGATGAACCAGCGTGGCAGTTCCAGGTTCTTCAATCGCCCCAATTAAAGCGTTTGCTTTCTGAACATAATCAAGCCCGACGACAAAAGCATTAAATGCGATATGACGCGACGAACGCCCCATGTCTTGCGCGTACGGCTTATCCTTTTGCGGGTACTCGTGAATTTGTAGCCGCCTGCCGCCGTCCATTTCCGCGCTTTCAACCGAGAACGGTATTTTACGAAACGATGCCGGGTAAAGTTTTTTTGACAGTTCTGACATCAGTTATTACCCAACATACTGAGTGAGCGATAACCGACGCTTGGCGTGACTGAAATCGGACCTTTTGTGTTCGGTGTAACTCTAGTCCCTTGTGGCGTATTGTTAAAATTAACATCAATTGCGCCGGAGACTCGGCCGGACCTGACTAAATTACTTTGGTGTCCAGGCGGCCTCATGCCGGGGCCAGCCGTTGGCTCTAAAATTCCGCCCAACGTTTTGATAAAATCAACGCCGCTTTTAATGCCGGCTGTAAACGATGCCCATTTTTTGGCAAGTGAATCGATCAACGGGCCGAAGGTATCTTTAAAGAATGTTGCTAATTGGTCCCAATTTTGATAAATGAGTATGGCTGCCGTGCCAAGCGCCACAAGCGGATTTGTCCGCATAATATTTTGAACAAATGCCAGCGCCAAGCCTAAGCCATAGACGGCCAGCTTCGACCCGACAAAAGCAAGCGCTAATTGCAATCCGGCCTTTATCCAATAGCCGTTATTTGAAAACCATTTGCCAAGCGCCTCGGCGTTAGTGTTAAGGTATGCGGTCATCGTCTTAAGTTCTGTCGCGTAAGCATCTGTAAAGGCAACCATTGTATTTTGAATGGTTCCCAAAGCCGCTTCCCACAATGCACCAAGTGTTTGCAACGAGTTTGCGACGCGCTGCATTAAACTGGCTTGGTTTTCCATGCTTTGGCTTAGTTTATCGTAGCCGCCTGCTGCTATTATTTGCGCTTTGCCAGCGTGCAATTTATCAAATGCTTTTGCAAATATTGCAAATAGTTTTTTAGGCTCAAGTTTGCTCATCTTTTCCAGGTCTTTTACCATTTGCGTTATTGTGGTAAATTTCCCGGTAGAAACAAATTCATTGATAATTGTTTTAATGCCGGTACCAGCCTCTGACGCATCAATACCGGATTGCTTAAGTAACGCAATCAATGGAGCTAATTCTTTAACTGCGCCAAGCCCTTGATATTTTATTCCCTTTAATGCGCCTCCTGCCTTGGATGCAGACTCTGTAAAATCCTCCAATGACATGCCCAAGAATCTAACGCGCTGCATGGTGTCTGCTAATTCAATAAAATCATCGTTTGCAACTCCAAAAACGTTTGATGTTTTTGCAATAGCTAACGCCGCGCTATCATAAGATTCGCCCATAGTTTTAGTGGCCGCGCCAAGATAAGCGGTAGCTTTTAATCCACCTTTTATCATCGTGTCAACGTTCATGCTATTCGACCGCAAAATAGTAGCCATCGCCATTATATCGGCTGTCGATCCAGGCAGTTGTGTTCCTAATTCTGTGGCAATTTTACTTAATTCTGAAAATCCATAAGTTAACCCGTCCTTAGTCATCAAGGCATTTTTAAGACCTGTTGCCGCATCCTCGGCCTCAATAAACGCCCGAGCCGGAATAGCCAGCGCTGCACCCAATCCCAAAGCCATAGGCACGGCTCCACGCCCGGCGCTTTGTAATGTGCGCCGCCAGCGTGAAATGTGCCGCATTTGTGAGTTTAAAACCGGAGTCAAACGGTCAACGGCGGTTATCAATACTCGTAAACTATTGCTAAGCGCCATTCTGGTTAACTATCTCCGCCAGCCGTTCGGCCTGTTCTGAATAAATTTGAAACCGGTCAAGCGTTAATGCAAAAACGCTCGCCGGATCGATCTTGAAAAAATAAGCGACTTCGAAAACTCGGTTTAAAAGTTCTGAGGCGGTTAAGCCTCGTCCCCGAAAAAACCCATCACCGCCGTTTGCAAATTGGTTAAGTCGGTCATAGATATACTTTTAAGGCTAGACGGTGGAACACCGCCAAGCTTTGAAGCATATTTCAAAACTACTTTAGGTTGCAACTGGATCGCCGTGCCGTTGTCGTTCTGAATCATCAAAAACGGGTAGCCAATTTCGGCAACATCATCGACTGTAGGCATTTTTAAATCCAGTTCAGTTAACTGGGTATCGCCGACCGTAATCGGCTTTGAAAGTTTGACTATTGCCATATGCCGGTAACCCCTGAAAACTCGATTTCTGCCGTGCCTTCTTCGCCGTTTGATACCGTTTCGCCTTCAAGCCATGCACTCGTAAGCGTGTAAACTTTGCCGTTCGCCAGTTCAGCCGTTACCGTCATGTTCGTTCCCTGTGAAAGCGACACAATGGGAAAATCACGAGTAAAAACGGCGGTTAATTTTAAGTATGGCCGCTGTGCCGTTTCTTTAAACCCGGCCACCCCGGCAAGCCCCATGACAGTTTCACGATTGACGCTTGAAAACGGGATTTCAACGCCGCCCTTTACCTCAAGCTGTACGCCATCGGCCTTGATATAACAAATACCTGCAATTCTTCCAGCCATGACTACCCCTTAAAACTGTAAGCGGAATTGATTAAGAACCGCAAAGACACGCAACTGATTCACGTAATCCGGCGGGAATAAAATATTAACTCGGTTCGGGTTTGTGGCATCGCGCTCGACAATCAAATGATCCTGGAACGCTTCCCGGTTCTCGACGATGCCGGAATCCTCAAGCGCCGCATAAGCCGCCAACAGTTCACCGCGAATTACCGCCGGAGTCACCACCGCATTACCTGCGCCATAACGAGTGCCATCATTCGCCAATTTATGACGGGCATATTTGCTTGTGATCGATTGCGACAAATAGCGCAAAACATAAGCCGCCGTGTGCAAGGTTTCGCTGTCAAAATAGCTTGTGTCTGTCTGGCCGAACGTGTTTTTCTGATAAGTTGTAATAGCTCTTTCGATCTGAATGACGCCATTGACAACCATGCTTGTCGCAATACCAAACGACAACAACGAGTTGCGTTCTGACCAGATGAATTTTTTTCCTGGCCTTGGTGCCATCAACCCGGTTAACTGGCCGGTTTGAGTTGGCCTGGCCGGGTCAGCGGAAATATAAACCGCGTTACGTGCGCCGTAAGCCGCCGCATATTCATATCCTGGATGTGGGCAATCAACATCAACCCCGGCAATCGTGTGGTGCGGGTCATTGCGCAAGCCGCCAGCCGTTACCAAAGCGTTTAATGTGCCTCTTAATGCCGTGTAACAATGCCCGTAAACCTGACGCGACCATGACCACCGACCGGAAGAATCGCCGTATTCGGCCAAGAAAACGTCAAGACTCCCGCTGTCGGTGTACGGATGCACAACAAAATCATAAGCGTCGTCGCCCATTGCCGTAATTACAGGGGCCAAACTTGGTGCGGTTGTTCCGTTGGTTAAAAATCCTGATCCGCTGTAGGCAATAGTTACGCCAGTCGGCAAGCTTTCGCCGCCAGCCGTGCCTCGGAATGAATCAAGAATCGATATATCGTTTCCGGTTAAGCCTTTCCAGCGGCAAGTCAAAGTAACCACGGCGCTTGAAACGGTTGAAGTAACCGGCAAGTCAGTTGCCAAATTGATCGCCGTATTGATCGCCGCCGCGATAACGTTTGCAGAATCGGTGGAGCCCACCGCAACAGAAATTTTCTGGCCGCCAATGTAAAGCTCAATAGTGCCTGCCGCCGTCGCTGGTCCTGATACAGTAATTGTTCCTGTAGCCGAAACACCGGCGCCATTATCAGCAACCGCTATGGCCCAAACCTCACCAACCGGATCGGATAACCGGTATTTCTCGTGCATCCGCGCCAGCATTGAGCCACGGCCGAATAAGGCAATAGCTTGGCTTGTGCTTGCTACCAGATATGGCGTATTTACGCTTGCCGTGCCGCCTGAAAGCTTCTGTCCGATAAGCAACGATCTTAATTCTTGTGAAAAAAACCCGGCTTGGCTGTTGTCCATTTCTGCATAAAACAGTGGGACTCTAACGCCATTCCCGGCGGGAATAAAATTAAATGATACAGCCATTATTTAGCCTCTTTTTTGGGTTTCGCTTCGACAATATCGCCGTCATTCAAACGTCGATACCAATACTGTTCGTTCGGTACTTCTCGGCCTTCAACGGGAATAAAATCACCGTTTTCAGGGTCATAAACTGGTGTATATTTAGGCTTTACAAACATCAGGGTAAATTCCCACTTTTAGGTGATTTAAACGTGTGCTCAATTCTTCCGTCAGGCCCCGGGTAACTCAAATTCGGATCGGCTGCCGGGTCTATGTCATCAACATTAATATTCGCGCCGTCAAAGTGCGGCAGGTTTCCGAGTTCAATGCCTTGCCAGCCGTCCTCTGGTTCAATCTCCATGTACGCGCCAAAATCAAATTGATACCAAAGCCGCGATCGATCAATTTTTAATAAGTTTCCGCCCTGGTACTCGATGCCACGGTAGCGTGATTTCTCCATCAATCCATCCGGTTGCCAGCCGAGTAGCGCTTTCCAAACTTCTGCCCGTATCGAATCGTGCGCCGTGTTAACTGCCGATTGCCCTTGCTCGTCTGCCGTGTTGTTCACCGCGACGATGACGGCAAATGATTCAATCATCGGTTGACGAACATCGTTCAAACTCATTCGCTCGCCTGGGCTATCATCAAGCGGGATAACAAGTGCAAACGGCAAAGCTAAGTTGACCGTTTCTTCGATCTTTTCAAACTTCCCAGCGCCGGCCACCCTGCTGTTAAATGATGGGCAGTAAGTCCGCAACTGGTTAATGACAATGTTTAAGTTCATGCCGTTGTTAATGCGTTCTGTAACGCCCTATGAATAGCGCCGCGTATCGCATACGACTTGTTGTCTAACGCCGTTTGCATGTAGTCTTTTCTTGGCTGAATGCCTCGGCTTGTTCCACGGTGTAAAAACATTGGATAAAAATCCGCTTTCCCGTCATTCGGCCCGGTAGTATTCCGTCTAATTTCCTCGGTCATCCTCGGTGCCACTGTCACATAGCCGCCGCCGCTGCCGACCTTCATTCTTATTGATCGACGTAATGCGCCACTGTTTTTACCTGGGAAATCCCCGGCACTCGAAACCGCTGAACTTGAAACCAGTCGCCGCGCCTCGCGTTGAACTAAAATGCCACCGGCCTTGATCGCTTTCCTAAGCTCCCGGTTGTTGTAAATAATCCGGCTGAATCCTTCGACGCGTATGTTAATGTCGCTCATGCTGAAATCTTCCCGAGTGACTTAACCTCGATCATCGTGAACTTCTGCGCGTCGCCGACATTGGTAGCCCGTAACACCCTGAACCGCTCGTTACCGCTCATGTAGTCGATAACATGTTGGCCGGTTAAGTTTTCAGGCCTTGTGCCGATTCCATAGCGAATCCATATTCTGTGCGTCATCCCTTCGTCGATCTGTTTTGATCCCCAAAAAGCGACACCAGAAACCGGCTCAATCTTTGCCCACCGCTCGGTGCCGTTATCAAAGTCCTGCTCGATGCCAAACATGGAGCCAGGATTGTCTAGCCATAACCGAATCAGAACGCGCCTCGTGAGCTGTCCAACGTCCGGCCATGTGATTTCGCCTACACTCATGCCGACACCACGCGATACGGGTCAAGCAGCCTGTCAATCCACGGCAAAGACGTTAATACGCCGCGTGTGCTTGCTGTTTCGCCACGGTGCGAATAAAGACTGTCGCAACGTAATAGCATCCAAGCTTTAAATCCGTCCGGTATTTCGCCGAAAAAGCTGTTTAAATCGGGCTGCCCTAAATAATGGTAGCCTCTGCCTAATGTTGTTAGGTCAACCGCCGCACCACCAACAGTCGCAGACAGCGTATAAACGCCGGTCGACTCAACTGTTTTGATGTAATAATCGGTTTTTTGCTGTAGCGGTTCCGGCAGATTGCCACCAGAATTGCTTAACCTCACAACGTCATTAACCTGCATAGGTCGCCAGCCAAAAACGGTAATATCGTTTCCGCTGACGTTCACGGTCACCGGCGCAACATATCCGGCAATGAAATTAACCCGTACCGATCCTATTTGTGGAAGCGGTATAGGCCAAATCTTACCGAACACCGGCGTAATCCTTGGCGGGTCGCAGTTAATGTCTATCGTGTAATCGGTCGAAGGCATTACCTGAGTTGTGCCGTCCATAGCGGTATATTCGATGCTGATAACTTGAACCAAAGGCGTTCTCGGTATCAGGATGGCATGCACCGGCATACCAAATGCTTTACCATGTGGAACGCCCATTAATGACGGCCCTGGGAAAGCATCCAAAATAAACTGGTATCGCGCGGCCACGGCTTGGCGCTGAGTCTGCATTTGTGCAAATTCAACCGCGGCGCCCAAGTACAACGAAATTAAATTATCGTCATCCTCAATGTCCTGTTTTACATGCTGCCGCACGTCATTGACATGCAACGGCTGTATCGTGGGCGCGGATACCAGTTTTAAAGGCATACTTAAACGGCTTGAACAACAGTGGCCGCGTCAAAGTCTGTGGCCGGCATATATCTAGGTGTGGCAATCAACACCCCACCAACCAAACTAGCCGCAGTTCCAACGGTTAAAGTTAGCCGGACATGGTTAAATGCATTGTTCGTGTCCAGGTCTTGAGTTCTGAAACTGATCAACGCATGTTTACCGTCACCGGAAGCTTTTACGATCTGTGTGATCGCTTTACCGGTTACGTCCTTAACGCCGGTTCCGCTTCCATCAGAAGCCTGTTCAATTTTTGCGTCCAGGGTCGCAGAGGCACCCAAAACACCGGATTGAATAACGGCAAGAAACGAATGGAAATTTTTGACGTTAACCCATCCTGTTGAAACCGATCCAGCCGCCTGACTTACCGGGGCTACACCGCCGACTACGCCGACAATTTCACTTAATTTTGCAGTATTGCTAAACATTGAAGTCCCCTTATCTCGCTTCTAACTGAATGAAAGGCGATAAGGTTTTTGATCCTTTTGCCTGTGAAATTGGCGCGGCAAGTTTGGATTGACCGTCAATCCTGAATGTCGCCCTGAATGCGGTTGCTTGTGCATCGAAGTACAAATGCATGGAAGTCGCTGTCTCAATGCCGCCAGATTTTGAAATCGTTCTGTAGTACTTCATGTCAAGCAATGAAATATCGCCTTGGCTTGAGAACGCCGCCGCATGTTGGCTGACCACAATCGGCCTGCCCATCAACGTACCGTAAGGTGAACCTTGCGCACCGGCGCTGATCGGCAAATAGATGGGATAGTTCGCCAGTGTTAAGCCGAACAATGAAGGCAACGCGTCAGGGGTAATTAACCAGAATGAACGCGGGAATGAACCGTGCGTTAAGCGGGCGATCATGTTGGTGATATTGGCAAGCAATACCGTACTGGCTGACTGTGCGGATTCTTTTGTCTGAACAACCGCAGCTCCAGAATTGAACAAGCCAGTAGGCTGACCGTTACCATTACCAAACAAGAAGGACTCATTCACTTTCCAGCGTATCGAAGTCGCCACTTTTTCAGGCAGGTATGAGTCAAGCGCATTGGTGTCGGCCATTAACTCCTCGGTTAAGGGGACTAAAGCCATTAGCTTATGAAGCCGGAGAATAGCGGTTGAAAGTTTCGGCTTGGTAGCAGTCGCGGCAGTTGCCTCGGCTTGCCAGTACGCGCGAACGCCATCAGTACCCCACGGCGTGGTTTCATCTTTCGGGAAAACCATGCTGTTGCCTGACACGTTTGTATTGTCGGTCAATGGCAGCATTGCGTCTTCTGTCAAAGACAGTGTGAAGATTTCACGGCTAAACTCAGGAGGAATTAAAAACCCGCCATCGGCACCGGTTGATTCATTGCCGTAAGTCGATGGAGCGGCAGCGTTAAACCGTTGGTCATGAACGCCGCTAACTGAGTGTTGAATGATCGCATTAGCAAACTCGCCAAAGCTTTTAAAGTCTCGTTTGTCGTCAAGCGTTGCCCTGTCAACAATGTGCTCGGCCACTACGCCAACGCTCGCTTCCTCTGCAATCAATACGTTTTCACGATCAATCGCAGAGTTAACGCCGTCAATTTGATTTTTTAGCGCGTCAAAGTTTGCGGCTTCATCGGTTGATAAATCACGCAAGTCTTTTTCTGCACCATCAGTGATAGCACGAGCAGAGGCCACCAAAGTCGCTTTTTTGGCTTGCAGCTCGCGTAATTTCTTGGATGTACGCATCTTTCGTTTCCTTTTAAGGATTGTGGCGTCATCACGACGCGCTTTTAAAATCCTGGCCGTGTCTCACGACATGAGCCAGGGTAGCCTTTTACATCAAAGCTAAATCCCGTTTGGCTTGTGCCATTCGTGATCTTGTCGGCCTTGATTCTGATAAAATCTTGTCAATCAATTGGTCATAACTCATAATTCCATCGATCATGTTGGCATCGAGCGCTTCTTGTGCGCCCAACATGCGGCCTTGTCCCATGCCGCCCTTTACGTCTGCCACATTAGCGCCACGGCCCTTAGCGACGGCTTGCGTAAACATGGTGTAATAATCGTCAACACGAGCTTGAATTGCGGCTTGCGCTTGCGGGTCGAGTGGTTCAAATGGGTTTGCTTCGGTTTTATATTTGCCAGCGCTGATTAAAGTGGTTTGAATTCCTTTATCTTCAAGTGATTTTCCGAGATATTGATGAGCTGTGTATACGCCAATACTGCCGACCTCTCCGCCTGGAGTGCAATAGAGCTCGCTACATTGAGATGCAAGCCAGTACGTCGCGCTGGCGGCCATACTATTTGAAATTCCGATAACTGGTTTTTGTTGCCTTGCTTCATAAATGGCTTGCGCCGCCTCCAAAGTGCCATAAACCGAGCCGCCTGGACCGTCGAATTCAATCAGAATTTTACTGACTGATGGATCATTGGCCGCGGCCTTAACTGATTGTGCAATTTTGCTTGTCGATGTGCCGCCAGAGCCGCTAATATCTTGCGGAGGACGTTGAGTCAATACGCCAAAAACCTGAATAACGGCAACGCTGCCTGATTTGTTGGCGCTTGATTGCCGTGCGGCCACTATTTCCTTATCCGCGTCGATCTTTTCTTTAACTTCTAAGCTCAGTGGCTGATCAAAAGCCCAATTCGTCAAAACGCTTGACATGAGTGACAAATAATCCGGCGTCAATGCCCACGGAGTCCGTAAAAATTCAGCTAACAGCAGTTGTCTTTTCATTTTCTGGTTCCATAGTGGCTTTTTCTTTTTCTATTTCGTGCATTTCTTCGGCTTCTTCTTCCGGCATCATGTTGAGCGGCCTTAAAGGCTCGTCGAGTCCATCAATTGGGTTATATCCTTCTTCTTCCCTGGCCTCGTTGCGAGTCATCCAGCCGTCTAGCACACCGGCATGATAATAAGCACTTCGTGACTTCTGATCACCACGCAATAGCCGCTTAAAGTCGAACTCAATCTCTATTTCGTCGGCTTCCGGTATCAAATCTGATTCAATGGCCGCCTCCCAACGCTCTGCCCAAGGGGTCATCGTGTAAGTTACAAACTCAAGCCCTTGATGTTCAATATTGTTGTTCGTACTGCGCTCTAAATGCCCGATTCTGTGCGGAGGAACCCGAAATAAACGGGCTATTTCCTCGACTGAGAATTTACGGTTTTCGAGAAATTGGGCATCAGTGTTTGAAATACCAACGGATTTGTAATCCATTCCCATTTCCAGAACTAAAAACTTGCCTTTGTTAAATCCGGCTTGCTGTTCCTGTAGTCCTTCTCGAAACAAACGCTTCGCCTCAGTGTCCTTAAAGCTACCTGGGTGCGTAATAACGCCGCTCGACGGCTTGGCGTCATTATCAAAAAACCGTGATCCATAACTTTGCTGGGCCTGGGCTATTCCAATCGCTTCACGCGCTATTTCAATAGGGTTATAGCCTTTGTAAATGTCAGAGCCGAAGCCGCGAATATGAAAAACTTCCTCACGCGTCAACGTGTCTTTTTGACCGTTCGGCCTGGTTACTTCATAAACATAATTTCCATCCTGCTTAACTTTTATAGTTGTTTTGTCAGGATGAATCGGCATTAATTCGGTTATCTGCCCACGGGAATTTGTATAAATCTCATTATAAAAATTACCGCGTAAGGCCAAATGCCCTTGACCCATTTCGCGCCATTCAAAGGCGTTTTGATACCGGTTTGGCTTTTTTGCTAATAATTTATAAACCCAGTGGTTTGTAATTCGGTCTTTATTCCTGCCGTTCTGTTTGTAAAGTATTGGCGGCAAAATGGCAAAAGATTCTGATAATACAGCAACGCAAGAAAATACGGCGGTAACATGAACCGCAGTGTCAGCCGTTACGTATTGACTGTTGTAACCGCCTTTCGACACTGGATTAAACCAGAATCCACCCCATGGAGAACGGTCGTTATCAGCTTTGAATGATGTTAGAAACACCTAATCTATGTGCCTTCATTTGGGAATAAGGCGTCATCACGACGCGCCAAACTGCGATTATTTTTGCCGTTTTAAGGCAATATAGGCAGTCATCAAGTTAAAAGTCATCAAGAGCACACCGGCAACTATCAAGCCAATCGGTGCACCGTATAAAAGCACGGTTCCTGAAACTATACAAGCCAATGCTAATATATTAAAACAATTATATACGAATATACTCATATTTACACAAAAATATAATTACTGTCAATTATTAACCCGTCATCGTGCACAACAACGCGATTCATCGCCATTATTAAGGCGACGGGGCCGTCGATTTTGTTCTCGTAAAACTCCTTTACCGGGTAAATATTGTCCTTGTTATCCAGTTTCGCAACTACGTTTGACATCATCCAAGTTAGTATCGGGCAGTTACCGTGCGCAAGCAATTTTGTGAATACCAGCTTTTCAATTTCTTTCATTGGTTCGCTAAAGTTCTTTGAATTATTAGCCAGCTCAATCATGTTCAATCCCTCTGAAAGCATCTGGGTAGCAAGCTGAGTGGCTTGCCACGGATCGTAAACGCACTCTAAAACGTCATAGGTCTCTGCGTCGTCGCGCATATCATCCATGATGTAGCTAAAATCAATGGTATTACCTGGCGTCAATGTCATTAATTCCTGTTTTGCCCATCCGGCATAGTGACTCGCGTTGGTCGTCGAGCCGCTTTCAACCATATCCTCGGGCAAGTAAAACTTCATATGGACGTGATAACGGGTATCGCCTTCGTATGGCGGGAAAAGCAAACATTTAACCGCAACGTCGATCTTTGAAGCCAAATCTAACGACATGTAGCATGGACGCCCAACCAATTCAGACAAAGGCGCTCTATCTGGGCATTTAGGCCATTTCTGCATGTTCATCCAGGCGTTACGGGCTCCAACCCAAATATTTAAGTGCTTTGTTTTGAAAATCGCTTGCCTTGAAGCCGTTTGTATTGCGTCTCTTAACCGGCTTTGCAGGTAATTGGCGTCAACCGATACCCCATAATTCGGATTTGCCTTGATTAAAGTCGCTAACTCTGTCCAGTCGTCGTCTGGGTCTACGGTATAAATCAACCCAAATATTTCGTCGTTGTCAATTGCCCCGCGCAAAATCCTAATAACCTGGTCGCGCTTCATGTAGCACGGACCGGCAAGGTTACTGCCTGCAGTCGTGATAATCAGGTTCAACGGCTGACTTCTGGCCCCCATGCCCGTTACCATGGTGTCATATAGGGCCGGCGTCGCATGCTCGTGGAACTCGTCGATTATCGAGCAAGACGGGCTGGCGCCATCGCCTGGGTTTCCGACTAACGGCTCAAATCGGCTTCCGTCATCGTGTTTAACTAAGTTCGACGCGTTGATTGTCACGCCAAACGCCTCGGCAAGTGCCGGTGTCCGTTTACAGGTCAATCGTGCCGGCCGAAACACTTCCAATGCCTGTTTCTCGGTTGTCGCGCCTGAATAGACCTCTGCGCCGAACTCGCCATCGGCGGCAAACATATAAAGCCCGATCCCGCTGCCTATGGTGGATTTTGTGTTTTTCCTGGGTATTTCCCAGTAACACTCCCTGAATCGCCGTAATCCGTTATCTTTCCGAACCCGTTTACGCTGCTATAAATAAATTAAACAATCCTCATGTCGTGACGACACAGGGCTTCAATGAGTTGGAAACAAGGCGCAAAATACGCCAAAGATGTAATTAAAGGGAAAATACCTGCGTGCGAGTTTGTTCGGCTTGCGTGTCAAAGGCATATCGACGACCTGAAACGATCAAAAACTAAAGAATTTCCGTATCGATTTGACGTTAAAAAGGCCGAGAAGCCGATAAAATTT